GACATTTTGTTACTGGCAAAACCGCCAAGTCGATCCTGATTAGCTGCGGCGCACGGCTCGCCCCGTTTGACATCGCGGAGCTGCGGGAGCTGATGAGTTACGACGAGATGGAGCTGGATTGCATCGGCGACCGCAAGACGGCGCTGTTCGTCATTATCTCTGATACCGACGATACCTTCAACTTTGTCGTGGCGATTATGTACTCCCAGCTTTTTAACTTGCTCTGTGACAAGGCGGATGATGTCTACAATGGGCGGCTTCCCGTCCATGTCCGCTGTCTGCTCGATGAATTTGCGAACATCGGTCAAATTCCGAAGTTCGATAAGCTGATTGCCACCATCCGAAGCCGGGAAATCTCAGCGTCCATCATCTTGCAGTCCCAGAGCCAGCTCAAGACCATCTACAAGGACGCGGCGGACACGATTGTCGGCAACTGCGACTGTACCCTCTTCCTTGGCGGCAAGGAAAAATCCACTTTGAAGGAACTCAGTGAAATCCTCGGCAAGGAGACAATCGACCTATATAACACATCAGAAACCCGTTCAACCAACAACTCATACGGCCTGAACTATCAGAAGACCGGCAAGCAGCTCATGTCGGAGGACGAAATCGCTGTCATGGACGGCGGCAAATGTATTTTGCAGCTTAGAGGCGTGAGACCTTTTCTCAGTGACAAGTACGACATTACGAAGCATCCAAAATACAAAATGCTGTCCGACTACGATAAGCGCAACGCCTTTGACATCGAGAAATACCGTTCTCACAAGCTGGTAGTCAAGCCAACCCAAACCTTCGACCTCTATGACATGGGAGAGGTTGAAGCCGATTGAAGCCCCGTCATGCACTGCGCATGGGCAATGCCCAAAGCAGAACAATGACGGGGCTTCTATTTTTTTATCCATTTTCAATAATTCACACTCAAAAATCAAGGAGGTCACTCTATGGAATTTATCAATCAGGCGGTTACGGTCCTTCAGACGCTCGTTGTTGCCCTCGGTGCCGGTCTGGCTGTGTGGGGCGTGGTCAACCTCATGGAGGGGTACGGCAATGACAATCCCGGTGCCAAGTCCCAGGGCATCAAGCAGTTGATGGCCGGTGGCGGCGTGGTACTCATCGGCACGACCCTCATCCCCCTGCTGTCCGGTTTGTTCTGATAACCGGTTCGCGTATCCACATGGGAGGGCGCGAAATGCCGCGCTCTCCCTTCATTTTTAACCAATTTCCAACACAAGGAGGTCATTTATGGAATTTATCAATCAGGCAGTTACCGTTTTGCAGACCCTCGTTGTCGCCCTTGGCGCTGGCCTTGCCGTGTGGGGCGTGGTCAACCTCATGGAGGGGTACGGCAATGACAATCCCGGTGCCAAGAGCCAAGGAATCAAGCAGTTGATGGCCGGTGGTGGTGTGGTACTCATCGGCACGACCCTTATCCCGCTCCTGTCTGGCCTGTTCTGATCCGGCAGCCCCAGCATAACCGAAAGGTGGTGAAATATTGGGATTTATCCTTGAAAAAATCGAAGAAGCCATAAAAGAGCTTCTGATCGGCTGGATTGAAAGCAACATGACCAATATGTTCACCGATGTCAACGACAAGGTAGGGACGATAGCTGCTGAGGTAGGCAAAACGCCCTCTTCATGGGATAGCAGCATATACCAGATGATCCGGGGACTATCCGAAAATGTGATAGTCCCCATCGCTGGTATCATCATCACCTTTGTCCTGTGTTACGAGCTGATCTCCATGATCACCGAGAAAAACAACTTGCATGACATGGACACATGGATGTTCTTCAAGTGGTTCTTCAAGGCGGCTGTGGCGATCTACCTCGTTACCAATACCTTTGACATTGTGATGGCGGTCTTCGACATCGGTCAGAATGTCGTAGCCGGTGCAGCCGGTGTCATAAGCGGCGACACGAACATCGACATCGAATCCACTCTTGAACAAATGCGCGCCAGCATGGAAACGATGGGCATTGGCGAACTGCTCGGCTTGTCCATAGAGACGCTGCTGATCAGCCTGTGCCTCAAGATCATGTCGATTCTCATCACGGTCATTCTCTATGGCCGTATGATTGAGATTTATTGCACCGTGAGCATCGCGCCCATTCCCATTGCGACGATGAGCAACCGCGAATGGGGCAGCATCGGCACGAACTACCTCAAAGGGCTGTTCGCGCTGGCATTCCAAGGCTTCCTCATCATGGTGTGCGTTGCGATCTATGCCGTGCTCATCAACAACATGATCATCGCAGCCAATATCCACTCGGCGCTGTTCTCGGTGGCAGCTTATACGGTCATCCTCTGCTTCTCCCTGTTCAAGACAGGTTCGCTTGCAAAGTCACTATTCAATGCCCACTGAGAAAGGAGGGTCAACTTGAAGAAATACTCCGTGATCTACGCCGACCCTCCGTGGCGGTACAAGGTCTACTCAAAGAAGGGGCTTGGCCGCTCAGCGGAAAGCCATTACCCGACCATGAGCCTTGAAGACATCAAGGCTCTGCCTATTGGAGAGCTTGCAGCAAAAGACTGTGCGCTCTTCATGTGGATTACCTTCCCCTGTATGCAGGAGGCGTTCCAAGTCCTTGAAGCATGGGGATTTGAATACAAAACGACGGCTTTTGTCTGGATCAAGCAGAACCGGGTGTCCGACAGTCTCTTTTGGGGCATGGGGTACTGGACACGGGCGAATGCTGAACTCTGCATCCTTGCAACGAAAGGCCATCCCAAACGGGCAAGCCCCGGTGTGCATCAGGTCATCATGAGCCACATCGAAGAGCACTCCAAGAAACCGGAGGAAGCCCGCAACCGCATCGTCCAGCTCATGGGCGATGTCCCGCGCATCGAACTTTTCGCCCGCCAGTCCCCCGAAGGCTGGGATGTATGGGGCAATGAGGTCGAATGCAGCATCACGCTTGGAAAGGAGGTTCCCAATGGCGTTTGTACCGGTCCCGAAGGACCTGAATCGTGTCAAGACGAAGGTCATGTTCAACCTGACAAAGCGGCAGCTCATCTGCTTTGCGCTGGCTGCGGCAGCGGGTGTTCCGATCTTCTTCCTGACTAAGCCCAGCCTCGGCATCTCCACTTCGGCAATGCTGATGGTGGTCATCATGCTCCCGTTTATCTTCTTCGCTCTCTATGAGAAGGACGGGCAACCGGCTGAAAAAATCCTCGGTCATGTGATCAAGTCCATGTTTTTGAGGGATAAGGTGCGGCCATACCGCACGAGCAACCTATACGCTGCGCTCCAGCAGGAAATCAAAGAGAAGGAGGAATTGCAGATTGCACAGCAGCACGAAAAAGGCCGCAGAGCCTAAGCGGCTTACCAAAAACGGCAAGGTGTACGGCGATCTTCTCTCCGCTGAGGAAAAGAAGAAGCTGGTCCTGCAGAAGAAAAAGGCCAAGAAGACAAAGAAAGTCCGTCAGTCGGCGCAGCAGACTATCCCCTATGTGGAGATGTGCCGCGACGGCATCTGCAAGGTCAACAGCCGCCTCTACACAAAGACTATCCGTTTCAACGACATCAACTACCAGCTCGCCCAGAACGAGGACAAAACGGCTATCTTTGAGAACTGGTGCGACTTTTTGAACTACTTTGACAGCTCGATTTTTGTCCAGTTCTCCTTTATCAACCAGAGGACGAGCATCAGCGAGTTCAAGAAGCAGATCGACATCCCGGAGCAGGATGACGAGTTCAACGACATCCGCAGCGAGTATTCCGAGATGCTGCAAAACCAGCTCACGAAGGGCAACAACGGCCTCATCAAGCGCAAGTACATTACCTTCGGCATTGAGGCCGACTCCCTGCGCATGGCGAAGGCCAAGCTGGATCGGATTGAGACGGACATCCTCAAAAATTTCAAACCCCTCGGTGTGAAGCCCGAGCCGCTGTCCGGCTACGAACGGCTGAAAGTGCTCCATGATGTGTTCAACATGGACTCGAACGAGCCGTTCCGCTTCTCCTTTGACATGGTAGCCCGGACGGGACTCAGCAGCAAAGATTTCATCGCGCCCACTTCCTTCGACTTCCGTGAAGGCAAGTGCTTCA